AAGGAAAAGCATGAATAAGATTGTTTTTATTGCCTCAGCAGTTCTGTTGCTTGGTGCTGCTGTTGGATGCAACAACAATTACAAGCATGATGATCGAGAAGTGAATCGCGATGAGCATGAGGTAAATCGAGACATGCATCGTGTTCACGAAATTGAAAAGGGTTTTTGATATGGGACAAACAATTAATCGTTACGCAATTCCGGCTATCTGCTTGGGTGTCGCTCTTTACTTTCAGCAGACTGAGCAAATGGTGATCTGCTTCTTGTGGATCGGTGCGGCTCTAGCGTATCTTGCCATTGCTCTTGAGCATCAGATTTCTGCTTGCGATAGGCGAGAAGAGAACAATGCCATGTGGAATAGTATTAGTGACATGAATACCATCCTCCAAAACGAAATCAGAGATCTTCGTCGAAGCATGAACGAAAAGAAGGATTGAGATATATATCTGTGTGACTCAACCCCGCATAGGAGTCACACAAAAAATGACACCCCTCTCAGGAGGGGTGTCAAACTTCAGGGAGTTGCCGACGGTCGGGACTCCAAAACAATCTCGCTTTATAAGGAGAAACAAATGAATATGATCACTACGAAGGACGTTGGTTTAGGATCTTTTTGGGATTACATCAATCAGTTGGAACGTCAACTGTCAGGATCTCGGACTACTTCATATCCCCCATACAATATCATTCGATATTCCGAGACTTCTGCTGCTATCGAATTCGCAGTAGCAGGAATCAGTCCTAGCGATCTCACTGTTACAGTCCATCCACAGCCACAGAAGTTCAAGATCTTGGAAGTGGAATGCAAGCAGGCAGATCGCGAAATTGATGCAGACAATGAAACGAACTATGAGCATCGTGGCATTGCACAGCGATCCTTCAAGAGCAAGATTCCTCTTTCGGAGGGATGGGAGGTTGACCAGTGCCATCTGGAGAATGGCATGTTGACGGTTCATCTTGTTCGAGTTGTACCAGAAGAACAGAAGCCGTTTTCCATCGAGATTCAGTATCACTAAATCTCACAACCAAACAGGGAGAAGCAGAAAGGAGCCTTCGGGTTCCTTTTTGTTTTATACATATTGGGTATGAAACCATTTGCAAACTTCACACCTATATTCGAACAAACACCGGCAGAGGTATCCTTCGGAAAGCCCTCGGACTATCATATTCGAATAATGGAAAAACCCCATCCGATGCTTCCTGTGGATGCCTCAGAGCGTCTCCTAGAGGCTCCTCCAGCGAACGACTCGGATCAGACCAAGGAGGAACTGGCGTCCCTACAGGAGCGTCTGGCGTCCTCTGAGGACAACCAGAGACTCATGGAGAAATGGGATGTGGATTTGCTCGTACCTTTTGTAAAGTATCTTAAAGAGAATAATCTATCTTACAATAAAAGGACACTTGATAAGATCATAAACTCATCCACTGTGGTCATTCTAAAGCAAAAGTATCTTTACGGTAGACCACGACCAGCGACTCTGGCGAAGGCTCTAGGCGTCCCCCTAGAGCCCCTCAAGGCAAAGACAGCAGACAGCCCAGCGTATCCTAGCGGACACAGCACGCAGTCTAGGCTCATCGCTCTCTATCTCACAGGACTACATAGAGAGCATGGCAAAAGTTTCTTAGATTTAGCCGAGGAGTGTGGTCAGTCGAGGCTGAATGCTGGTGTTCACTACCCAAGCGATCACGAAGCAGGCAAGGAGTTGGCAAATCGTCTATACTCTTCTTTATCTACCAACGAATTGAATCAGATCAAATACAAGGATCTCCCAGCCGAACCGGGAGGAATGGAAGGATATTGATGTTTACTTTTAGAAAGTTTCTCAGAGAAGCCAAGGGAGGAAAGAACCTCCATCTAGAGCATCTGGAAGATGCCATCGTCAATGATGGCTCGGCTGGTATGAAGGAGGCTCTAGCCTTCGCAGAGTCTCTGTTGGACATGCTCTCTGGAAACGCAAAGAGCAGCCACGGAGTTACCGTGAAATGGGATGGCGCACCTGCCGTATTCTGTGGTATCAATCCAGAGAATGGCAAGTTCTTCGTCGGAACCAAGAGTGTCTTCAACGTCACTCCAAAGATAAACTATACAAACGCAGACATAGATGCCAACCACTCAGGAGGATTGGCAGACAAATTGAAGGTTGCTCTTGAGTGTCTTCCAAAGTTGGGAATAACCGATGTGCTTCAAGGCGACATGATGTACACCAAAGATGATCTAAAGACGGAAACGATTAATGGTGAATCCCATGTTACTTTCACACCAAACACCATCACATATGCAGTCGCTTCTAGTAGCAAGTTGGCAAAGCAGATCAATGCCTCCAAGATGGGTATAGTCTTTCATACGAAATACACAGGAACAGAAATGGCATCAATGAAAGCATCGTTTGGTGTTGATGCCTCGTCACTGAAACAAACAAGGGATGTGTGGTTTGAAGATGCCAACCTCAAAGACGAAAGCGGTGTTGCAACATTCACTGACAAAGAATCGACTTCTGTGATGACAAAGATAACAAACGCAAAGAGAATGGCAGACAGAGCAACACTCAGCACCATAGATGCTATCGTATCTGATGCAGAGTTCAGTATGCTTCTGAAAACCTACTACAACACTTTGGTTCGAAATGGAAACATAGGAACTCCTAGTGTGATCTATGCTGGCTTCAGAGAATACATGGAGCAAAGATTTGATGATGCTATTCTGAAGTTGAAAACAGAACGCGGCAAGAAAGCAAAGGAAGATCAGAAGAAAAAGATGCTGTCCTTTATTCGAAGCAATTCCAAATCTCTCATCAAAGTATTTGCAATACAACAAGCCATTCGAGACATCAAGTTGGATCTACTTCGACAGGTCCAGAAAGTCAAATCTATTGGAACCTTTATCAGAACCGACAATGGATTTGAGGTGACAGCACCTGAAGGATACGTTGCCATAGATAGGATTTCAAACACTGCATATAAATTGGTGGACAGAATGACTTTTTCCCGCGCCAATTTTAATGCAGCCAAGAATTGGGAAAAAGCATAAATAGAGTTGTAAAGGAGAAACTTATGCACACATTAGCAGAAGCAGGTATTACTCTAAGTCATGTTGGTTGGGGTATCGTCATTTTTGTTGCCGGTGCCTTGGTTGGTGTTCCACTTTGGAAGTGGTCAGCAAAGCACATGCCTTGGAATAGAGGATGAAACCTTTTTCTTCTCTAAATGAAGAAGTAAAACTACTAAGAGGTCAAGCGGAGAAATCCGCTGTCCTCTCTTTTGGTAGATTCAATCCACCAACTACGGGTCATGCCAAGTTGGTGGATGCTATCGCATCTACCGCAAAGAAAATAAAAGCAACTCCTTTCTTGTTTCCGAGTCGTTCACAGGACAGCAAAAAGAATCCTCTGCCAGCCAAAGATAAGGTTGGATTCTTACAGAAGGCATTTGGCAGAAAGGTTACTGTTGTAGACGAGGAGTCGGCAAGAACTGTTTTCAAAGCAATGGAATCTTTGGTTGAAAAGGGATACACAAACATCACTCTTGTTGTTGGAAGTGATCGCGTATCGGAGTTTCGAAAAACAATAACTCCCTACATCGAGGAGATGGGAATCAACAACTTCGAGGTTGTCAGTGCAGGAGAAAGAGATCCAGACGCAACGGATGTGACTGGAATGAGTGCATCCAAGATGCGTGCCGCAGCGGCTGCTGACGATTTCGAAACCTTCAAACAAGGTGTTCCCAAGGGACTTGGTAGCAGAGATGTGATGAAGATGTATGATGTTCTTCGATCCAACATGGACATCACGGAAGATTTTATATCAGAAGAGATTGCTGCTACGGCAAAGAAGGTAGTAATCTTCAGCGAACCGAATCAAGAAGAAACCGATGGATACTATCCAACAGTCAGAAAGATAATGAAAGAATGTGACAAATTAAACATCAAGCATATTGTGATTTTTACTGAACCAAAATCACCTTATGCACCGGGATATTACACTGAGTCGAGAGACGATGGGACAATTTTGGTCATTGACTTTGATCACAATAAAAGATTGATAGCAGATCCAAAAGACACATTGATTTTAGTTCGAGGTAGTATTCACGGAAGAACTGGAATCATAGACAAAATACATGAGT